TTTCAAAATCAATTGCCATCTATTTCTCCTTTCTCATGTAAATTAATAGCAATAGGATAATAAGTTCTTTCTTGTTTATCCCATTTAAGTAATTTGTATTTACCATTTGTTATATCAGATACTAAAGAACATGTAATACCTATTATAGCAGGATCACCCGTGCATAATAAATAGTCGTGCTTTGTAAAATTTTTTAACAAAGGTCTTAACCTGTAAATTAGTGGTCCAGGAGAAAATATTATTTGTGAATCTTCTGGTAACAAAAATTTAAATCTACCAAATTTTGATGCACCCATAATATTTATTTTAGGATTACCAATTTTAGTTCCAGGTATCTCTTGTATGACATACACTGTAGACTCATAGGTATTTTTTACATTCTCGTATTTCGTGCTTTCTGACATTTATGCTTGACATATAATGTATCCAGGATTATATGTCAACCCTAGAAAGAAGAAAATTATGAAATATAAATTTAAAACAAAACCATACAAGCATCAGATGACTGCTTTAGAAAAGTCATGGAATAAAGAAACCTTTGCCTATTTCATGGAGATGGGTACGGGTAAAACAAAAGTATTGATAGATAATATTGCCATGCTTTATGATAAAGGTAAAATAGATGGCGCTTTAATTGTTGCACCAAAAGGTGTTGTTAAAACTTGGTATGAACAAGAACTACCTACGCACTTACCTGATCACATAGAGAATGTGACTGTATTGTGGCAATCAAATATTACAAAAAAACAACAAGAAAAATTAGAAACTTTATACGAGATTGGTACAGCTCTACATGTTTTAATTATGAATGTAGAAGCTCTGTCTACAGAAAAAGGTGTAAAATTTGCATCTAAATTTTTAAACTCACACAGAACTATGATGGCCGTAGATGAATCTACTACAATAAAAAATCCATCTGCTAAAAGAACTAAAAATATTGTGGGACTTGGCAAACATGCAAAGTACAGACGTATCATGACTGGATCACCTGTAACAAAAAATCCATTGGATCTTTATACACAATGTGAATTTTTAGATCCGTTTCTTTTAAACTTTCACTCTTATTACGCTTTTAGAAATAGATACGCAGAAATGACAACCATGCATGTTCGTGGTAGATCTATACAAGTGGTAAAAGAATTTAGACATCTTGGAGAACTATCCGAATCATTACAGGCTTTCTCTTATAGAGTTTTAAAAGAAGATTGTTTAGATTTACCACCAAAAAATTTTATGAAACGATATGTTTCATTAACGCCAGATCAAAAGAAAATTTATGAGCAAATGAAAAAACAAGCTCTTGCAATTTTAAATGGTAAAGTTACGACAACCATGACGGTGTTAACACAACTCATGAGGTTGCAACAAATAACTTGTGGTCACTTCACTGCTGATGATGGCACAACACAATCTATAGATAACAATAGACTTAATGAACTTATGGGTGTGTTAGCTGAGACTGAAGGCAAAGCCATTATATGGGCTAACTATCAATTAAGTGTAGGTGAGATTATACAAAGAATAATTAAAGAGTATGGTGAAGATTCTTATGTTCACTACTACGGGTTAACTTCACAAGAAGATAGACAAGACTATATTCGTAAATTTCAAAATGATCCTAAATGTAGATTTTTAATTGGCACACCACAAACTGGTGGATACGGTATTACACTTACACAGGCCAATACTGTAATTTATTATTCTAATGGTTATGACCTTGAGAAAAGATTACAATCAGAAGACAGAGCACACAGAATAGGACAAAAGAAAACAGTAACTTATGTTGACTTGATTGCTGAGGATACTGTTGATGAGAAGATTGTGGAGGCTTTAAAAAATAAAATAAATATTGCATCTGAAGTTATGGGTGAAAAATTAAAAGATTGGATTTAAACTAGGTCTACGGCGTCACCAATAACAGGTTTGTATTTTGTTTTACCATCTTCTTTATACGCTCTTAATAATTGTTTACGAGGATTGTCCGCTACCCAAGAACAGTGAATCCATCCCGAATTGGGCTCCCCAGGAGTGAAAAACTCGAGTATCATTTGATCCCAATCGAGGTTTGCTTTGATCCAATCAAAAACCTCAGCGTTGCTAGTGCCCAGACATTCAAAATCGCAAGCTTCAGCACGGGTATGTTGTGAATTTAAACTGCTACCTATTTTTAAGCACAGCTCAGGTGAACGAAAGCAGCTCGTCACCGTAACCCTGCCAAAGTGATCACGTACTGGCTGCAAAATATTTTCACACAATAGTTTTAATTTTTCTATTTGATCTGCATTTGGGTTATTATCTATGCCAAGCCTGATGGCTGTGTCTGATTTAATTAATTCTGAGAGGCTGAAGTTACGTGTAAGTTTCATATTATTTTATCCAAAAATTTTTCTAGCAACAGAAGTGATACTGCCCCAACAGTACCCAATAACACCCAATAGATCTTGTCTATCTTACCGCCCAAACTGTGAATACCTTCGTGCATATGTTTAACGTCTTTCTTTAATCCTGTAATGTATCCGTATATGGAAAGCAAATGCTCTCTAGTTGTTTTGGGTTTAATTTTTTCTCCTGGTCCGTTTGGCATTATGTTCTTAATCTCCTCGCTATAATTTGTTCCTCGGGTGATAGTAGTGCAGTCTCGGTGTCTGTCAAGCCTGTTGTTTGATTAACATTTGCAGCAAATAGGTTTGCTATTTGTGGGTCTGGTAAAAAAGGTGCTGCAGGTAATTGTGCCTGTGGTTTTTTAGGTGGTTTTTGATCTTTAATTAGTTGTCTTCTTTCTTTAATTTTTTCTTTTAGTTCTAAACCTTTTCTTTTTGGAGTTGATCTTAAAAATTCTTCTCTATCTTCTTCACTTAATCCTAGTGGAACTTGTAAATAAGATTTTCTTATTTCTATTAATTTTTTTCTGTTAATAAAATCATCCGTTGTATAGTTGGTTCCTAATTCTCTGTTTATATTTTTAATGGCATTTGCAACAGCAGAATTTTTTTTAAAGTTTGGTATATTTTCAGGTGCGTAAGTTCCTGATAAAACCATAGCAACGTCTGTTTTAGAAAGTGCTCTTCTACCAGATAGTATGTCTCTAATTTCTTTTTCTGTAAAATTTAATGTACGTAAAGCTTGTACGTCTTTATATACTTCAGATAATATTCTATAATTATTTGATTGTAATTTTTCATACTCTTTTGGAAAAGTTTCTCCTGGTAAACCTCTAGAAAGTAATCTCAAATCATTCTGTAGTTTTGATGCGTTAACAATATCATTTGTAAATGCTTGTCTAGCTCTTTGTATATCACCTGCATAACTACCAACTTTAAACCTCATGGCTTGATATGGGTCTTGTTTTTGTACACTAAAACCTGTAAATATTTTTGCAACTGTATCAAATAAATCTCTTTTAATACCTGATTTAGATAGGTCACCACCCACAGCTTGCATTATTTCTTCTGCACTTCTAATAGTTGTAGGAGTTATTTTTTTGTATGTGTGATACATTAATTTAGAAAACCAATCAGGATCATTTTTTATATCTGCAATCAAACCACCTTGTTTTGTTCTAAACTGTAGGTCATCGTTTGGTATTAATTCTTGTGACGTTTCAAAAGCAATTGATGGTGACACAAAAGGTTCGATAGCTCTTACAATAAATTTTCTAAAAGAGTCTGCAAATAAAATTGCCGTCCCTTGGTCTGTGTCTTTACCCTCAGCTAATCTTTGCATAGCAGCTTTAAAAGGTGCTGTCACATCAGCGTATGGCACAAGGTATGATAAATTACTTGCTTTCCAAGATCTATCTTCTTGTTGTTGTGTTACTGGCATCATGTCAGATGCTTTTTCATAATCTGGTGCAAATCTATTTTTGTATGCATCATACATTTCTTTTGTAATACCAGTCATTTTTTGCGCAGAATCTAATGCCACAGGTGTTGCAATACCAACTGTTGTAGTAAAACCAATTAATCTTCTAGCACCTATTTGTCTAAGATACGGGTTTGAAGATTTCATTTCTCTTAAACCTCTTTTAGCTATTTGAAAAGAATTTCTATACATCTCAGACACGAAAGCTACGAAGTTACCAATTAAAGGAAACTTTCTAACATTTTGAACTATTGTTGGTATCATAGAATAGTTTGGATATGTGTCTCTAATTTGTATACCAGCTATTTCTTTAAGAGCATCATCTAAACTTTTCTTTGTTCCATCAGCTCTCAGTGGTCTAAACTCATAGCCTTCTATTTCTCTAAAATATTTTTTAACATCATCCATGGTTCTAAGAGCAGGTTTTAATTGTGATTTAGTAAATTGATATCCAAACAATTTCCAAAGGTTATCACCTAATTGATATGACTCTATAGCTTTATTAACAACTCTACCTAAAGCTCCTTTTTTGGTAAACAGATAAGCAAATATTTGATCTGATGAAGTTCCCTGAACAATTGTTTTTCCTCCAGGTGATAATCTAGTTCCACCCATAAGCTCAGGTATCATCTGTTCTAGTTCTTGCGCAATTGTAGAAGAATCAATTGCACCATTATCTAACGCTTCTTCTAATAATTCTTTTAGTCTTTTAGGATCTGAGTCTTTACCAACAAAGTCATCAAATAATATTCTAAAATTATCTGCAACACTTGCCCCTTTTCCTATGTGTCCATTAGCTGTAGCAAACATGGCAGCTGTTGTAATGTTACGCATTTGAGTCATTAAAGATAATACCGTTTTGTTCATCTGCACTCCTGCCTTGATTGCAAGCGCAGATTTCATAAAAGGTAATTTTAATAATTGGTCCATGATCAATGTATTGTCTTTCATGGCTTTTGCTATCTCTGGCAAAGTTAGCATTTTTTGTTTACCAATTTGAAATATTTTTTGAAGATCTAAATTGTATGGTTTAGATACGTTTATCTCAACTAAATCTCTTGGGTTTGTAATTCCATTTCTTTTAGCAAAATCTAGATAAGCCTGTCTATTTGGAAATATAAATTTATTCATTCCAAAGTCTGCTATCTCTTTATAAGCTTTTGCACTATTAACAGTGTGAGCCATCTCTACAATAGTGTCCATAATAATTTGTTTTGGATCATCAACTCTACCTAATAATTTAGCAATGGCATCAGGTAAATATTGTTCATCACTAAAAAATTTATTAAAAGTAGTCTTTGGTATTTTTAATTCTTGTGCAGCGTTGGCTATAGCTTTTAGTCTTTGTGCAGGTGTGGTTCCTTCAGATCTTCCTATCGCTAGTATTCTATTTACCAAAGCTGTAGCATTTAATTTAGCATCAGAAGGTGTTATATTTTTACTAAAAGATTTTTGTAATTTTACAAAATAATCTATGGCTTGTTGATATGTTTGTTTATCAGCTCTGTATTTAGAGTTTTTAAATATTTCATACGAAGTGTGTAAGTATCTACCCATATTTTTAATAATATCATCTTTAACATTCATGGTTTTTAATATTGGACTTAACTCAGCAGTGTAATCATCTATTAATTTTCTAATCGCTAACGCAGATGACTGTAAAGATTTTGGTAATTTTTCTAATTTTAAATTACCTCTCATGTATTCTAACACGTCACCCCAATATCTTAATGCTTGATTAGCTGTGTTTGTATTAAATAATATATCGTTAAACCCAGCTCCTGCTAATTTATACATTTGTCTATCTAAATCTTTCATAAATATGTCTGTAGATTTTTTTGCAGATTTGTTTAATCCATCTAATTTTTTAAGTTCATTTCTAGTTTGAACATTAAATGGTCCACCTGATTTAAAATTTTGAGTGAACTGATCAATACCTCTTAATATAGAATTTTTAATGCCAGAACCATACTCTGAAAACTTCCATAACTCTTGTCTAGGTATACCTAATTTATCTAAACCCTTGTCTATGCCTTTTGATATTGCTCTCAAAGTTTGTGGCAAACCACTTTTTTCACTAGCTAGTAATTTAGTTGTGCCTGTTAATACAGGGTCAACAACGTTTTCTAAAATTACACCTGAGCCTTTAGCAAATCCTTTTAAAGAAGGTCCAACTAATGTTAATGCACCCATAAACGCTGTGCCCTCTGCACCAAATTTTAATTTGTTTCTTAACACAGCAGCTGCATATTCTTTTGGATCTTTTATGTTTGCTAGCTCCTCTAATTTAGTATTAGATAAAGCTCTTTCTAAAAAGTTACCTTTTTCATCACCAAATATTTCACCAACACTTTTTTGTCCAATGGCAGATACAGTGGTATCAGCTGTAAACGCAGGTAAAACCCAGTATCCACCAAACTTAGCGATATCCATAGCTTTCTTACCAGCATATGTTTTAGCTGCCTTCTCTGCAGCTTTTTTTGCAAGGTTAGTTTTGACTGCTGTTCCTATTAATTTTTTAGATACTTTTTGAGCAAGTGCAAAACCAGTTCCATACTGTGTAAGAAGAGAAGTAAATTTTGCTACACCTCCAGCTTCGTTGCCGTAAACTTCTTCAAGATCTATTTGTGGTAAAGCTCTTTCAACATTATCTAAAGTTTCTGTATCTAAATATAAATCTGATAATGCCCCTATAAGTTCTGCTGTGCCTCTTACACCTGTGTATAATCCTTGTCCTACACCTATCTGTGCCTGAACAAATTTATTTTCTAAAACTTTTTTTCTTGCTTTATCACCAGCTTCGTCTTTTCGATACATTGCATCGTAACCGCCTTTACCCATAAAATTAAAGTCGGCGTATCGTCCAAAATCTTTTGAATCTGCAATGTCAGAAAAATTTTTTGTGTTCTTAAAAAAATCTGAAAAACCTTTTTCTTTGTATTCGTCTAAGAATAATAATACAGGTGTAGGATCGTTTCTAAATATATTTAAATATCTATCAACATCTGCTTGCACTTCTCCAGGTAATCTTTTAACAAAAGATGCATATTCATCATCTAATACAGCAGAGGGCTTGTTCCTATCCTCGTCTGCTTCTATTATAGGTTCGTATATACCAACAGCTAGTTTTTCTAAAAAATTTCTATCTGCTGGATCTTTATCTAAAGCTGTTCTTAGAAAGGGTCTAATTCTAGATTTTGTTCCTTCGTCCATGTGCCTCCTTAAACGGTAGCCACATCAATGACTAACTCCATGTTGTGTTTCTCATTGAATGATTTTACATCTTCTTGGTTTTCAATACTTGCAAAATCTGCAAACGCTTCTGGATTATATGAAATTAAAGATACAACATCATCAGGTATTTCTGCTGGTAATCTAGCTCTTAACATTGCATACGTATCATTACCTTTATCTGCCATATCACCCAATGGTTTTATTGGTTTTGGTTTAAAAGGATTTACTGGTTCTGTAGGGTCATTAGGTAAAGGTTTTGGATCATCTGCCATCTCACCTGTTTCTGGCGATCCCATCATTCTATTTACTCTGTTTGGTGTGCCACCCATGGAATTACCACCCATAGCAGCTTTGTAGTCTGCAACTAATTCATCCAAAGTCTCTTTATCAGGTGCGGACTGATATTGTTCAAAGTATTGATTGTAAAGCATCTGTCTAATATCTTTTGAAGTTTCAAACTGTGAACTAATTAATTTAAGTCTTCTCTCTATAGCATCTCTAGCAACTTGATATTTTGCATCATCTATTTCTCCTGCTGTTCTTTGTTGATTTAATTCACTTAACCTTTTTTCTAATTGAGCTAAATCTCTAAGTTTCATTTGATAAACTTTTTCACCAAAACCACCTGATGGTTTAAATGCTTTTGCTAATGCAAGATCAGTTTTTGGATCTAGTTTTTGTAATTCTAATTTTTTACGTTGTGACATCAAAGGTAAAACTATTGATGGTGCGCCCCTTAATAATTGTAAACCTGCTTCAAACGGATTGTTTGTTGTTATCTGGCCAGCTAAATTACTAGCACCAGCCAAAGCTTGTAAATTATATAAATCATTTAGGCTGTCCATAGCAGCTTCTCTTCTGTTTACTTTATCTAAAGCACTTTCTAAAAATTTAGCTGATCGATCACTACCATTAGAATAGTTAACTCTTTCATCTAAACCAGATGTAATACCTGTTCCTTGCGAGGCAGCCTTGCCTCCCAATTTAAACATCGGTCGTTGCATTATCTTATAGTCCATTAACCAAACAATTTACCTAGTGTAAACGCTCCTATACCTGCTTGTAGTGCATTACCTAATGCACTTGTTTGTGGTGGTGGTGTGCCCATAGTTGTTTGCACAGATCCCATCATCCCACCAACTCCAGTTAAACCTTGTCCAAATCTAGCTAGTCTGTCTATTGGTTCAAATGCAGCTAATCTATTTGCTCCTTGTGTTTGATCTAACAACGCTTGTCTAAACGCAAGATCTGATTGTCCTAGACCTTGTGCAATTCCTAACTCTGCACCACGTAAACCTTGTTGCGCTTCTCCTAAACCAATTTGACTAGATGCTAGTTGACCTCTTTGACCAAAAGCTCTGCTAGCTAAATCTTGTGCTTGTGTAAATCCAGATTGATTTAATTGTGCTAACAATAATGCTTTGTCCATATCTGTTTTTCTATCATACTCTGCTAGTTGAATTCCTGTTCTGCCTGCACCTAAAGCTCCAAGTTTTGCTGCCTCATCTCTAATTCCTTGTCTTCTTTCTTTTCTAGATTCTTCAAATTGTTTTAAAGTAGCATCTCTTACAGCTGTTTGATATGGAGATTGAAAAGCAGTGAATGCTTGTGGTCCAACTAATTTTGCTTGCTCTCCAAGTTGTTTTTGAGCTTCTGTTAAAAATGGTTGAAATTGTGAAACACCTGTTCCCGTAACTCCAGTAACTTGTCCTTGTGGACCAAACTGTAAAGTTCCAAGTCCAGCTTGTGTTGCTAATTGTTGTTGAACATTTTGTTGTAAGGCACCAAGTCCTGCAACTTGTGGAGCAAATTTAGATGTATCTAATGCTTGACCAGCTTGTAAGGTTGCACCTTCTAAAAATTTTTCTATACCAGGCTTGAGATAATCAGGGGCCTGGGTTATCGTACGTTGTATTACTTCTTCAGCCATTATGCCATGCCTTTCGCTTCGGGTTGTGATTCTAATTTTTTCATTGTGTCATACATACGTTTAGCTCCTTTTTGCACGCTACCGCCACCTGCAGCTCTCACTGCATCAGCTGTAAATACAAATTCATTTTTGCTTAATCTAGCAGGCACGTCATCGGCTTTTTCTACTGCACCGTATGGCATGAAGCCACCAGTATACCTCATATCTGCCTCAATTGGAAGCCCTCCTAGACCTTGTTCTTGTTCCGTGGGCATTGTTCCTAGAGCAAAGTTTTTACGCATTAAACCACCGTCCTTAGACGATCTTTTAAGAACAAATTGATCATCTATTTTAAAAGCATCATCAGGTAGTTGACCAAATAATTTTTGTCCTCTTTCATAGTCAAAAGGATCTCCTGTTGCTGCTACTAACATTCTACCAGCTTCATCTGGTGTTTTAGCCTCTGCTATTATACTAAATATACCCGCACCTATACCAGCTGCTTTAGAGAAACTAATACCTGTTCCGTCCTTATTACCCAATAAAATTCTACCAATATTAGTGTCTGTTGCAAATTCTTTTAAACCTTGACCTGATCCAAACTGAAACATCTGACCTTCTGATCCTATAAGTCCTCTAGATCCCATTTCTCCAACTGCATCTGCGGGGGAGGCCATATCACCAAATAAAAATTTACCTGCTTTTGAACCTTTAAATTGAGATGCTAAATTTTGACCAGTTGTTGTCTTGTCAAAAAACGTAGGAGCTGCAGCCAAAGCCAAATCAACAGGACTAATTCTACCTGTTTGTTTTGCTGTTCCTAATAGATATGCCGCCTCTCTATACCCTGGTGGCAAGAAAGGTGCAGCAACTCTCATGATACCAGCTATCTCTTTTGGCACCAATTTTTTAGCAATTTTTGTAAAAGGTTTTGTTGCTTTTTTAGTGATTTTTTTTACAAAACTTCCTAATCCGTATTGTTGTCTGGGTTCTTGCATTCTAGATATTGCCATTTTTCTACCTTATTTTGTTTCTCCAAATAAATCAAGACTCGGCATAATTATTCTAACGTCTCTTCTTATATCAGACTCAGGTATGCCTTTAGCCTTCCACTCTTCATCGTTCTTATATTTTTCACCTGTTTTAAGGTTTGATATCTCTTCTATTATCTTTTCTGGTTTTAATTCTATCATTATGATGCTGCCCCTCCAAGAACTGTTCTAGGTTGTACCTCTAATACTGATGCTATTACTTGTAATCTATTTGCATCAGCTGCTTGTACTTTTAATATTTCATTTTCTTGTAATATTAAAGGATTACTTAATAACTCTGTTGTTGCATTAGATGCTACAGCTTTATTAGTAAATAAATTAAAAACTGTACTATCAGAGTCTGTTAAAGTTACAGTTATGCTTGATCCAGAACCTGCATACTCTGACACTAGTATAGATCTAACAATAGATGTCGTTGCAGTTGGCACAGTAAATATAGTTGTGTTATCTGTGGTGGTTAGTTTTACTTTTTTATTTATAAATCTATTAGCCATTATTGTGCAAAGAAGTTAAATGCTTCTATCTCCTCTTTTAGTTCTTCTTGAAACGTAGTGTTTAGTTTTTCTATAATGGCATCAATGTCTCTAACTTGTGCTTCTGCTGTACCTAAATCATACTCTTCACTAGGTCTCGTTAATACTTGTACTATCTTAGCCATTAGTCTGCAAATCCTGGGTCAAATGGGTCATCGTAGTTACCTGTTTGTCTATCAAATCCACCAGAGTAACCAGAGTCTGCCCCTGTTTGTGTATCATAAGCATCTTGAATAGTTTGTTGATCTTTTCTTCTTTGTGCCTCTTGTAAAACTCTTAACTCAGCTGCTTTTTCTCTAGCTAGTCTCTCTCGCATTTTCTTTTGTCGTTCAATTTTATCAAATAATTTTTGACTAAACTTGTCTTGTAATTTCTTTTGATTTCTAGCAATATATTTATTGTAATTATCAATACGTTTTTGATACGCTCTTTGTAAACCATATCTTACAGGACCACCTATTGTGCCTCCTGTATAGTTACCTTCGGCATCAAAGTTAGTGCCAATTCTTAAACCACCAGAAACAGGTGCATAACCTGCCATTAAACCAGATCTAATTCTTCCAATGCTATCTAAATTAGATTGATCGGCAAATCTTGTATCGCCACCATAATATGATCTTATTGACGTAAATCTTGGATCTCTTTCACCAATTAAACCTCTAAGTATACCTCCTGTAAAGCCTCCACCCATTACAAAATCTTTTAAACTACCAGCACCTTTTTTAACATCTTCAAAAAGTCCGCTTAAACCTTTTTTCTCTGGTATTGCTTCTTTTATACCTGGAGCATCTGGAATAACCCCTGATTGAGATAAGGCTTGATTGTATGCTCTGAGATCGTCTAAAAATTGTCCAGTGTTAACGGGACCTATCCCACTCTCTGCTGCATAATCAAATATACTAGGCCTATCCCCTATTGGACTTACTTCTATACCAGATGGTTCTCTTTTGTACGGATCATACGCATCTCCAAATATTCTAGAAAAAAAATCTTTGTCTGTAATATTTCTTATATCAACTGGAGTATCATCATCTTTAAATAAAAAATTTTTTGCTCCTGGTGCACCGCTTCTAAAATCTCTTACACCAGAAAAAATACCACCTTCACCACCGCCACCTTGTGTAGTCGCAGCAGGTACACCACCAGTAGCTTGTGCTTCTTCTACAAGATCCATCATGTAATCATTATAATCTTTTAATAAGAATGGGTCTTGAATGCCAAACTGGTCTTTTATTGCTAATAATTCTGTATTAGGAACTCTTGTTACCATTATCGTCTTCCATCTGGTTGTATGTCTAATCTAAATGTGCCTAGCTTCCAACTTTGGTTAGTTGAAGTATTAGCAATCTTTAATGAGATAGCTCTAGCTCTTGCACGAGTATCTACTTTATCAGTGCTGCTTGTAACTGTAAAGGGCCCTAATGAGGAACTAGCTTGTGAGCTGTTTGAATAATTACGTAAATTTAACGTGACCTGTGTATCACCTGTTTGAGATATAAAATCTGGTACAAATCTTCTTATTTTCATAATAAACTCACCATCTCCTCTAAGGTCAGGCATACCTGTCGTTTGTCCAGTAGCTGCTCTTCTTTGAGTAATGTCAAAATCTCCAGAGGATATATTAGCAAGTATTGCAGTTGTAGCTCCGCCTCTTACTTGATCTGTCCCTGTCTCGTGTTGATAGTATGTTGTTCTACCTTCAGTGTTGCCCACAACATCAAAAGAGCTGTCATTAGCTCCATCGTATTCTGTTGCGTGTGGTTTACCAAAGACAGCGGAGTCCTGCCACATTGTTCTTGCCAATGTTCCTACTGTCCATACAGGTCTTCGTGGTGAGGAGTCAAAATAGTTATATGCAACCATTCTGTTTACAACAGATGATGAGGAAGTTGGATAAAACCATATGACTTCACCAAAAAGATTGTTTAATCCAGCAGATACCATTTGATTACCAGAGTCTAAATTTATATCATCATAAACATGATCCTCTACCAAACAAGGTAATGATTCTAGTTTACCAGCGTATCTAAAGAAACCATTCTCTGACATCCAATATGCAGAACCGTCTACTTCTACACATGCATTCTGTCCAACAAGTCCACAGTTTGTACCCACTTGTGAAAAGGCAAATGTAAATGGAGATCCAACAAATCTTTGTGTAAACAAAGCTGTATCAGTCCAAACATACAAAGCATCTCTACCACGGATAGCTCCTCTAATTTGTGATCCATCGGCCAGTCTTTGTGTACCAGCTGTATTGGTTGCTGTTGGTGTATATGTATTTATATCCTCTTGATCAGAGAATCTAATAAACATATCATCTTGAGTTCCCACATCTCCTATTGTTGTCTCTGTTCCATAAAATACTAAGTGTCTATCAGGTGTTGATACAACCATATGTCTTGATGCAGTTGGTGCACCAGTTATAATTGTTGCTCTATTTGATGTTGCATCTGTTGCTGCAGAATTCCATTCAAAACATGCACTGTCATGTATTAAACAAATAGCTTTGTCACCAAAGTTATCTAATGACCACATACCTGGTTCTAATACTAAGTCTCCAGATGCAGCCTCACCCCAACCAATAAAAGTAGTTGTGCTAGTAATTGTTGCACCTCCACTATGCGATGCAGCTGTTGTTCCACCCACACCTCTTGTTACACCTGTAAGTTCTCCCGTGGCTGCAATACCTGTATAAGATATTTCTTCACTGTTTATTTGTAAAAAGTTTGTACCTGCAGTTGGAAACTGTGATGAGTCAACCAATATAATACCAGTTGTTGCAGAGCTATTGATACCGTTTTGTAGTGTGGTTGTTGGATTACCAGCGACTGTACCACCCCAAGATCCCAGTGACCAACCAAAACCTTTTGCCTGTACAGCTGGTCCTACTGGATAGTAATGTTGCACTCTGATACCACCTGATGTTGTTGCACCAGATCCTGATTCATTTGATGGCATTGTTATAGTTAGTGTTGTGCTCGTAGGCACAGTTGTAACCATAAATTTTTTATCTTTAAAATCTGCCTCTACAAAGTTTGAATTAGTGATTGATGAAAAATTATCTAATAATATAATATCATTTTCAGATATACTGTGCGGACTAGAAAAAGTTATTGTAACTGTCGGTGATCCGTTGGTCGTGGTGAATGCACTTGTAAGCGTGGTCGTAGATTTAATAGGATGTATGTCATAATACACACCTCCAGAGAAAGCATATAAAATTCTGTTTGTACCTATAATCGCGTATTTTCTAGCTAGACTATTTACAAAATGGTGTAGTCCTCGACCAGCACCTGTAAGATTACTTTCTCCTAATTGTTTCCAACCGCCTATTTTTTCTGGTGTTCCATAACGAAATCTAACATTATCACAATCTACCCACTGACTCTCTGCTCCAGTTTCTGTGACTTGTTTGTTTATACCTGGCTGAAAACCTATTTTTTGTAGCATATAACCTCATTATATTACATATTCCTTATTGGTGGAATACCCAACAACGGTCTTTTATCGAACTTATTTTTTTCGGCAAAAGGTCCGTTTCTGTGGTTATAGTGTAAGAACACTTGTCCACATACTTGCCCTTGAAAAGGCTCTCGCCAATGTTCAAGTTCACAGCCACTATATACTAGCATATCACCCACTTCAAGCAAGACTTTAGTGCCTTTGGGTGCATTGGGCTTATGTATGTTATTACGCTCGTCTATGACGCTGTCAGCCCCCGTGCCGTCGATAAATATGGGCCAGGGATTTCCACCTAAATTTAAAGTAGTAGATATCTCACAGCTAGGTCTATCTTTATGTCTTTTTAACTCATCACCATTTTTATATAGTCTTGCATAAGAATATGTAGGCACTAAATCAAGACCTGTTTCTTTAGCCATTACAGGCAGCATTTTAACTAGTAAAGTTTCCATTACATGATCAGCGTAATGCGAGTATGTGTTAGGTATTTGTTCATCTCGCCAGGTCCCTAACATGCCATTGTCATAAGTTATGTTATTATCATACATAAATTTAACTGCCTCTCGTTTAAGTAAAAAATAATTAAACACAAAGTTTGCTAACTCGTATGATACCGCACCTTTTATTACTTGAAATTTATTGAAAGCCATCTTGTATAAAATTAAAACTAACTGATATTCTTATATCATCTGACTCGTTTGGTTCAACACAATGCCATAACCATGCAGGGAACATAATGACTCTGTTTTCTTTTGGTTCTAAATGAACTTCTCTCCATAAATGTTTTGGTGGTTGTCCTTTTACTCTGATTGGCATATGTGTTTGTATGCCAGGTCTAGGATCATTACATACTAACTTACCACAATTAGGTAATGCTTTTATATAATATACACCACTAAATGTAGCGTTGGGATGAACGTGTGGTTTGTTATAACCACCTTTGTAATTTATATTAGCCCACATATTACCTAGTTTAGGAAATCTGTCTAACCACTCTTCTCTAAATATTTCTTTTTGCATTACAAGTAGTTCATCAACTAATGTTTTAAATTGTGGCATTTGATGCATATGGGTTTCACTGTGCCAACCGTTTACATTTGTTTTTTTTACGCCTGGGTTTTGTTTTGACCACTCAACTATTTCTTTTTCAAAATACTTTGTGTCTAACTGTAAATCTTTGCCGTATATAAACGTTGGAAAAAAAGCTTCTTTAATCATCTAAAAGGTTTGCCTCCAAACCAAACAACCAAAGATTGTCTAACACCACGTGTTACTTGGTTAACTCTATGGTTTAAAAAAGATGCAAAGCAAATAGCATGACCTTGTTTTAATTCTGCAAACTTACCTGGCGCCATAAGTTCTAAGTGTCCACCTTCAAACTCTGATGGATCATTTAATAATAATGTCATGGATATTTTTCTTACAGGCGGCTCATGTTGCATGTTTACATCGCAATCCATATGCCAATCATAAAACCCACCCTCTGGATATTCTGTAAACTGTGCGTTTTCTGTAACTCTAATATCACCAAAACCAAAATGATTCTCGTTACATTTTTGTATAAACTTATCTAGGTTTCTATACATTGGTTGCATTTCTTGAAAAGGTATCCAACTAATTGTTGTGGTTCTTTTCTTTGTATCTACGCCTCCACCTGGTTTACCCATACCAACTTGTGCTTTTTGTGGTGGTTGACGTCTACCACATTCTATAATTTGTCTACATTGTTCTGGTGTAAACAATGGTGTTGTTGTTTGTATAATCCAACTCTTCCATTTAGGTTCTGTTATTATTTGATTTTCATACATTATATTACCCCTCTATTTTTTATTGGATCGTATCCTACATCCATGTTGGCTGCTAGTGTTCTTCTATATCCTGGTGCGTTAAAAGGATAAACACAGTGTCTCATATCATATGGAAAAATATAAAAATCTCTTTCTTTAACATTAGGTGAATAATCTACGTGTGCAAATTGTCCGCTAGATGTGCCTAATATTTGTAATCTTCCATTCATAGGAGCGTCACCTGCAGAATATTCTTCTCCAAAAGATTCTGGTAATTTTAAAATCATAACACTAGATAACCCTGTGTACATTGATCCTTGGTGTACATGCACTGGGTTGTATTCGTGTTGTTTCATTTCATTTACCCAAATAGAATTAAGATGTAATTTAAAATCTTTTATTTTATTCCAATTTAAATAATGAACAAACATAGATTGAAACCAATCTAAAACATTGTGTGTTAATAAATTGTGATTATGCATTTTATCATTTTCTTCACCATTAAAAAATAAACTATGTTCATTTTGTATTTTACCAACTAATTGTTTATTTGCGGGTGGTAATTGTGAAAACTTCGTTTCATAAATATGATTAATGGTATTATAAATGTCTAAAGGCACCTGATATTTTAAAACAGATTGCCCTAAAAAAACAAAATCAAAATTTAATGTGTCCATACTTTTGTTTTATCCTTTCTGGAATTTTTTCTATATAAGGATTATATACCTTTTTAATCTTACCATCAAATAACTTATGCATATTCTTTCCTACTATCTTATCGTCATAGCCTATACCATTAATATTTATTTGTTTCAAGTTTTCAAAATAGTGTGGATAATAGGGTTCTTCTAAAAAACTATATATTTTTCTAAACTCTTGTTCTGGGTTTGTCACAATGTCATCATATTTTACGTAGTGACACATACCAGGATAATTATAAGAATTTTTAATTGCTTCTAATTCTTTTGCAACAGCTCCATTTTTATTCATCAATGCTAATAATTTTTCTTCATCATTTTTGTGATCAAATCTATTTGGAAACGCATCAGGGTTTTCTGTGTACCATTGCATGTAACTCGCTAACACATCCATTAGATCTCTAAGCAATACAATACATTTAAAAGCTCTTTTAAAATGTTTTTGTATTAAATGTAAATTAGGAGCAGTCATTACAGGACCTCTATCTATAATCACTCTTTGTGGCCAGTCTTTGTAGTAATTGTCATACACTAAATCTAATACATTATCTAAAGATCTGTAGTCTGGGTAATTTAAAAATACATCTGTATTTTTTAACAAATGTAAATCTTTCATAATTTCTAATGTAATGGAATTAGCAGTGGCCGCTATTTCTGGGTTTTGATTCATCACTGAGGCAAACAAGGTATTACCTGACCTTGGCATTGCAACTAAGAAGAAAAGTTTTTTATTTGTCTTTTGCTCCGAGGTCACTGGTCAATTGTTCTTTCTTGTTGTAAATCATCTCTCCTGATTTTTTAACTCTTTCTATTGTTTGTAATTGTCCTAGTACATTAAAGACTTCAGGTTGACTTGATCCTTGAGTCAAGGTCTCTGCTTTATTTTTCATAATTAAATGATACGAATCTAACTGGTGTCTATTAACATCTTGAGTATCAAATGATCCATCATCAAATTCTTTTTTTAATGTAGACCAAAGTTTAATTTCTCTCATTCTATCTTTAGCAACTAATTGCATGTTAGCTAAACCATATCTAGCTTCGTCTAAGTCAATTATATATTTTTCTAATTTGTATTCGTCTTTTTCTGTATTAATCTTTTTTTCTAACCATTTAACTTTTGCCTCTTGTCTTCTGCAATCAAAAGATAAACTCATTAAGTTTTCTAAAAATACGTTTTGTTCTCTAACACACTGCCAATACTTTGCAGCTTTTGTTGGATACTTTGCATCTTGTAACACAGACATTCTCATTTCTGTCTCTGTTCTAAATACTTGTTTCTTGGTCCATGTGTCACGAAGCTCGGCTGTCATAGCCTTAAACTCTTTTACGTCTTCTGGGTCTAATAAGTTATTTAAGCTTGGTGCCTCTTTTTCAATTAGTGCATGTATATTTCTTTTTTCTGTCATAATAATCCTTTCGATACTTTCTAATATAACTATTACTAACTAGTTGTCAATGTTCTAGAAGTTATTGTTTCTGTTCCTCCTGTAAATTCTTCCGTTGCATTAGTGATACTAGGAGCTGCATTTCCACCCGCACATAAACCAGCTGTATTAGATGTTCCACTACCTGTTGCACCACTCTCTCTTGCTGTTGAAAGAGGAGCAGTTGCTGTCCAATTAGTTCCATCATAAAGAAGAGTGCTTCCTGTGTAAGGAGGTGTTTGACCTCCAAATACCATCCCTGCTGTTTGAGCTCCTGATCCCATAGAAGCCTCTTTGTTTTCAGGCATTGCTGTTACAGTTGTCCAAGCAGATCCGTTGTATTCTTCCACAGCGTTAGAAGCAGGTGCATCTCCTGCTGCAAGTGCTGCTGTTTGAGTTCCAAGACCTGCAAGATTGTAGTGTTCTGTATTTAAATCTCCACCAGATGTCCAAGAACTACCATCATATTCATATGTTTCTGTTGTGCTACTCAACCCTCCAAAAACTATTGCTGCTGTTTGAGTTCCACCGCCACCGCCAAGTCTTATAGTGTCTGGTATAGTTGGTTGAGCTGTCCAAGAAGTTCCATCATAAAATTCAAAATTATTTTGTTCGCTAGGGCCCCCATCAAAACCACCCATTCTAACACCCGCTGTTTGTGTACCTGCACCAGCAGCTCCTCTAGTTTCAGTGTTTAAATTGTTTTGTTCTGACCAACTTGTTCCATTATACTCTTCTGTTTTATTAGTTACATTTCCTGGGCCACTCGGAGGCGATCCAGACTCTCTACCACCAAAAGCTAAAGCTGCATCCTGTGTGCCTTGATTTGCTCCAGATACCTTATATCTTGCAGTTCCTAAATTTCCTCCAGATGCCCATGCAGCTTTGGTTATAGTGTTAATGCTAAAATTAAATTCTTCTGTTGCATTTGTATGAGCAGGGCTACCATCACCACCAGCTATAAATCCTTCAACAGTTGTGCCTCCAGCCATTCCAGCTGCACCTCTTCCTGTGCTCATGGACGCTGAAGAAGCGAAACTAGTTCCATCCCAAAGTTCTGAGGTTGCAACATTTGGTGATCCACCCGCAGTTAAACAGGAGTCTTGAGAGCCCGATCCACTACAATATTCTCTCGCTATATTTGTATCAGCTTGAGTAGTCCAAGAAGTTCCATCATATTGTTCGTGAGATTTTATAGAGGCTCCAGGTGGACTTTCTCTATTTATATAGATAGCTGCAGTTTGAGTTCCACCCCCAACTCCCCTTCTTCCAGCCACGTTTGTATTATTACTACTTGTCCAAGAGCTGCCATCAAATTCTTCTGTTGCCTGATCACCACCAGAACCACCATAAACTAATCCTGCTGTTTGAGTTCCATTTCCAGTATGTCCATATCTACCTGTATTCAAATCTCCTGTTTCAGAAAAACTTGATCCGTTGTATAATTCTGTATTAGCTACAGTTGTGCTAGTATATCCACCACAAAATGCTGATGCTGTTTGAGTTCCAAAACCAGTCAGTGTTCTTCTAGTAGTGTTTAAATTATTTTGTTCTGCCCAACTAAAACCATTGTATTCTTCTGCATCACCTGTGTTTCCAGGTGGTCCTAAATAACCTCCAGCCACTATACCTGCAGTCTTAGTACCTGCTCCACCTAATTCGTATCTTGAAGTATTTAAATTACCACCACTTACAAAAGCTCCAAATTTAATTAAAGTTTTATTTACTCCTGTAGTCGAGTTATACCAAATCTGTCCTTCATACGACGATTCTAACGTCGGATCAGAAGATAAATATTTTATCCTTGTGCCTGTTATATCCTGGTAGTCTGACATTAAAAATCCTTATGGAAGAATTACGTCACCTGGTCTATTTTGATTACCTGGTGCAGCTTTTTCTTCATCAGACAGTGCATCCCACGCAGCTTGTGCCGCTTGCACTTCAGCGTCAATCAAAGCTTGTGCTTCTTCCTTTGTTTTTTCAACACCGTTCTTTTCAGCTAACCACATAGCGCCATCGACGTTGTTTCCAACCATCCATACGTTTGCAGGATAACCTCTAATAAAGAATTTTTGTCTGTCATTAGCAGTTATAAATCCTTTGCCAGTGTTTGTAGCTACTCCATATATAAAGTGTGTAGACATAGTTTCTTCCTCCTTTTATATTGTTATATAGTTTATCATTATTAAAATCAACTAGCTAGTGCTAACTGTTACTACGTTTAATGCAGATGATTCTCCAGTAAATTCTTCTGTTCTACCCGTATTATTACCAGCGCTATCAAAACCTCCTGCAGCATATGCAGAAGAAGTTGTGCCACCAGTTCCTCTAAATCCTGCTGTTGGGTTTGCCATTGAAGCTGTCGAAGCCCAAGAAGTTCCATTATATATTTCACATATATTCGTATTAGCTGGTGGATTATTAAAATCTGGATTTCCTGCTATAGCCATTGCAGCTGTTTGAGTTCCTGCTGCTCCAAGAGTTCCTCTACCCTCATTCATAGCGTTACTAGTTGTCCAAGAAGTTCCATCATAATGTTCAGTGTTACCTACAACTGTATAAGGTCCTGGAGACGTTGTGCTACCACCAAAACCAACTGCTGCTGTTTGAGTTCCACAACCAGCCATTAAAGTTCTTCCAGCATTTAAATTATTTTGTTCAGACCATGAGGATCCATTATATTCTTCAGTTTCATTTTTAACAGTGGAACCAGGCCCTGCTCCACCAAAAGCTAAACTAGCTGTTGTAGTCCCTGCCCCTGCCACATTATTTCTACCAGTTCCTAAATCTGGTCCTTCTGACCAAGAACTTCCATCGTATGTTTCATAAACAGTTGACGGTGAATCACCAGCAGAAGCATTTCCACCAGCAGTTCCTGCAGCTGTTTGTGGTCCAAAAGATGCGCCTGATCTTCTACCAGTTCCCATAGTTGCAGTGTCCGTCCAAGAAGAACCATTGTATTCGTAAGTTTCAGTATTAATTGGTTCACCACCAAAAGCAAGTCCAGCTGTTTGTGTTCCAACTGATCCTATACCACCATCTCTTTTTGAATCAGGTATAGCTCCACCAGTTGCCCACGCTGCACCTGTAATCACGTTTACTGAACTATTGTATTCTTCTGTATCAGCTATAGTTCCTGGGTTTTTATCTCCGCCTCCTGCGAAAGCTGATGTTCCAGTAAAACCTCCATTACCTATACCATAACGACCATTTGCCATTGTAGCTGGTGAAGTAGTAAAAGATGTTCCATTATAAAGTTCTGTTGAAGTAACTTGTCCACTTCCAGGGGAAAGAAATCCACCAAAAGTTATAGCTGCTGTTTGAATTCCTGTATCGGAACCACCATCATGGTCTGATGAAGTGCTTGGTCCTGCTGTCCAACTAGATCCATCATATTCAAAAGACGTTCTATTATCTCCAGCTGCTAAAAAACCTGCCGTTAATGTGCCTGTTCCACCCCCCTCAGTTCTATCTTGTCCTGCTGGAAGAGTTCCACCTGACGTCCAATTAGTTCCATCATAATGTAAAGTTGTATTTAAATTTGGAACACCACCTGCGATCGCTCCCGCAGTTTGAGTTCCAAAACCAGCTGCACCTCTTCTAGCTGCAGGAAGATCATTTACTTCTGACCAAGAAGTTCCATTATATTCCTCAACTAATGCTTTATCACCAGGTGAAGGGCTAGCGTATCCACCAGCTCCTAGTCCAGCTGTTTGAGTTCCGAAACCTGATAATTGATAACGACCAGTTCCTAAAGCTCCACCAGTTGACCAACCTGTTCCATCATAATTTTCTGTTGCAGTGCTTTTTCCTGATCCTCCAAAAATAAGACCTGCAGTAACTGGAGTATTTCCACTACCCATATTAAATCTTGTTGTGCTTATAGATCCAGCACTTGACCATGCTTGTGTAGTAACAATATCTTTAAAATTACCTGTTGTAGAGTTAAACCAAATTTGACCTTCACCCTCGGTATTATCAAGATTGGTTGATACTACCTTAACTCCTTTTCCTATTATTGCTTTATAATCTGTCATAATTTTAACTCGATAATATTTGTTTTACGTTTAATGATGTTGTTTCTTCTGTAAATTCTTCTGTATTATTTGTATAACTTGAATCATCCTGTCCTCCACAAATAAGTTGAAGTGGTGAATTTCCACTATATCCAAAACTGTTTCTTGCTGTTGAAAAACTTGCAGAGCTTGCCCAAGAAGTACCATCATACTTTTGTACAAAACCATGCCTTGTTCCACCAGGTTCTTCACCACCACCCATGTAGGCATCTGACGAACTTGTCCCAGCAACAGCAGTTCCAGTATAACTATTAGGCATTGCTTGTGTTGCACTAATTGCAGTCCAATTAGTTCCATCATAACTAGCAACATAAGCAGGACTTGCTAAAGCATAAATTGCAGCTGTCTGAGGACCAGTAGCACTTGTTGATGATTTATTAGCTGCTGGTAATGCGGTTGCTGTAGTCCAAGAACTACCATCATATTCTTCTACGTTAGTATTAGAAACAAAAGTAGATCCAGGACGAGTTCTTCCTCCTATCGCTAACCCAGCAGTTTGAGTTCCTGCTCCTGCAGCACTATCTCTTTGATTATTTATATCACCTGTATCAGTAAAACTAGATCCATCAAATTCAAAAGTTTCTGCATCACCATTCGCTGTAGGTGTTGGTGGTTGTCCTCCACATAATAAAGATGCCGTTTGTGTGCCTGTTACTAAATAAGTTCTTCTTGTAGCTGGGGTATTAGTTCCATTAGTCCAAGAACTACCATCGTATAATTCTGTTGCGTTACTTCTACCACCTGGAGTCTGACCTCCAAATGTAGCTCCAGCACTTTTATCTCCTGAAGTACCATTTACTCCACCTCTAGCAGTATTCATATTACCACCACTAGACCATGTTGCAGGTGTTGTTACAGTTCCTGATTGATTAAATTCTTCTGTTAAAGAACTATTTGCAGGTCCAGGTTGTCTTCCTCCACTGGCCACAGCTGCTACACTAGTTCCAGAGGGACTTCCACCTAAACCATCCCTTGCTGTGCTCATGGTTGGTAAAGCTGTCCAACTTGATCCATCAAATTTTAAGTTAGTGCTTTCTATATTAGATCCATCATTACCCCCAAAAGCTAATCCAGATGTTTGTGTTCCAGAAGTTGCTAAACTCATTCTTGCCTCTGGTAAAGAAGTAGTGGTTGTCCAATTAGTTCCATCGTAAGTTTGTACTCCAGATGTTGCACCACTTGAATTTCCTCCAACCAAAAGCGCAGCTGTTTGTATTCCTAAACTATTATTATTTACACTTCTAGCGGCAAAATTTAAATTATTTCCAGCAGTCCATGTTGAGCCATTATATTCTTCTGATGTATTAGTTTCAGCAGATCCGTTTGGAGTTCCTCCACAACACAAACCTGCAGTTTCTGTTCCAGCTCCCGATGTTTGATCTCTTGTGGTATTTAAATTTCCAGTGGTAGTCCATGAAGAACCATCATATTCTTGCGTGGAATTAGTTGCTGTTGAATTTGGTGACACTCCTCCACCTGCATATACTCCTGCAGTTTGTGTGCCAAAACCTCCTCCACTTTGTCTAGCAGCAGGTAATGCACCTCCTGTTGACCAACCTGATCCGTTATATTCTTCGACCAACGTGCTTTCAGCGGTAACATAACCACCAACAACTAAATTTGCTGATTGTGTTCCAATACCACCCACAGCTTGCCTAGCTGTACTTAAAGGCGAAGCACTTGACCATGCTTGAAGTTGAGGTAATCCTTTTAAAGTTCCTGAAGTAGTATTATACCAAATTTGACCCTCTAATGGATTTGATGGATCTGAACTGACCTTTTTTATTTTTTGGCCTACGAGAGATTTATAGTTGGTCATCTAATCTCCTTAATTATTCTTTAACAGCCAGCCCTGTGTTCCGTCTACGTATACTAATGTGTTTGCTGCTCTTTCTGTTGCAACCGTTAGGTTGTTAGTTGAACCCACGATTTTTTCTGAACCGTTTGAATCTACAGTTAAATTATTTGTATCGAAAGTTCCTGCGTAATCTATAAAAGATACTTCATCACCGATACTACCTGCGGGTAAATTCATAGTAATCGCACCAGATGATGTATCAATAAAATAACCTTCACCAGCCACTGCTGTGAAAGTAGAAGTTTTTACTGATTGCCAAGATGTTCCACCTGATACTTCCCCAAAAGATAGTTGTCCAACACCTGTTGCACCAGATCCCGATACTGACTCTACTTTTAAAAATCTGTCTGCTGTTACATTTCCTGTTGGAAATTTTAGTGTATACGATTGCCCTGCACTATGTGGGGGACCTTGTAGGATAATCCCATGACTGTTGGCCTCACAATTGAGCTGAATTGTGCCTGGATTTGTAGCTCCTAGAATTTCTATATTACCAGTTCCTTTTGGTCCAACTTTTAAATCTATATTAGAATCACCACCAGTTGCTTGAATAGATGGTGCATTACCTGTTGCAGCATTTGTTATATCTATTTGGTTTACTGCAGACGCTGTTGTTTGAAATACTATTTGTTCGTTTCCGTTTTCATCTGTAATTCCATGTGCATCATCAAAAGATATATTAAAATCGTTTGTATCTAAATCGCCACCTAATTGTGGTGATGTATCATCTACAACATCTCCACCAGTTTGAACTTCTATAATATCTGGATTTGTGCTATCGTTTGCTGTAGCAAAAACAATTGCTGTTTTTTTATTTGTAGCTGAAAAAGTAAATGTAGATCCTGAACCCGATGCATATTTAAACTGTACAGTATAAGCACCTGAAGTCGAATTTCTTAAAATATAAAAATTTTGTACATCTAAAGGTATTGTTACAATTTGATTTCCTGTAATGGTTCCTGTAAAATCAATCATTCTATGAGCCATTACAGCTCCAGTAGAACCATCAGAAACTGAAAGTGCTGTTGTTTGTGCACCACCTGCAATTGATTGTGCAGTGAAACCACCAGCTATTTGTTCAATAATTTGTAAATTTGTATTTGTTTTTGTTCCCCATGTACCAGCATTCTCACCAGTAGCTTGTAATTCTATACCAAGGGGCGTATACGTTGATGCCATAAATTTCTCCTATGCTGCTACATCATTATAGCTGTTATTTGTTCCTGTTGCAACATTTGAATAAGTTCCATTCGAACCTGTTGGTACATCAGAATAACTGTTATTTTGACCAGTGTCAATATCTCCGTATGCAAAAATATTAACCGTTCCAATGTTAAACGTAGCAGATTGACCAGTTAATCCTACCTGCATATCTACTGGTGATATAGTTCCTACACTAGCACTAAATGATTGTCCTGTTAGACCCATCGCTACGTCTGCTACTGTTAAAGATCCAACACTTGCTGTTGCTGATTGACCTGTTGGTTGAGCAAGAGCTCCACCTAATCCCACAAGAGCTCCTAAACTAAACGATGCAGACACACCTGTTAACTGTGCTGTAGCATTTGGTATTGTTACAGTTCCTAAACTAGATGTTATTGATTGACCTGTTAACGTAGCTTCTTGTGATGATATACCTTGTGCTGTTCCTTGTGATGACGTTATTGATTGACCTGAAACTATAACAGTTTGGTTTGGTGCTTTTGCTGTCCCTTGTGACAAAGTCATGGACTGACCAGTTAGACCAAGAGTCATATCATTTGGTGTAATTACACCAACAGAAGTTGTTATGGCACTTGATGATAAACCTTGGTGAACATCATCTACAGTTAATGATCCAATAGAAAACGATGCAGATACACCTGATACAACTACAGGATTGAAAGCTGTACCTTGTGATACTGTAATAGATTGTCCTGTTGGTGTAATTATAACATCTGGTATATCAACAGAACCAATACTAGATGTTATGGAAAGACCAGATGGTTGAGCAACAGCATCTTTTAATTCACCCCACTCATCTTCACCCCAGGATTTTGCACCCCAACCTGTTTTTAAAGTTGTATCAGCATTCCAATAAGCTTGGCCCCAGGAAAACCTGCCCCATCCTGAACTTACCGACATGGTCGGCCTCCTATGCTAATCTGATTATTGCGTTACTTGCGTCTGCTGCAGGAAACTCTATTTTAAAAGTTCCATTACTTGCTGTCTTGTCACCACCAAAAGCTATAACTGCAACAGCATCAGTTGTTGAAGAACTACCATCTGTTGTTGTGTTATAAATTAAAGCTCCGTTTGCAGTGAAAGAAGCTGATGTATAAGTTACATCATCAAAGTCCGTAAATGCAGTTGTTGAAGATAGTGATACGCCATTATTTGATAAAGTTGCACCACCTGCAGAGTATGCAGAGCCTGATGTATTTGTTATTTCTTCTGAAGTTGAATAACCTGTAGTAGATGCCCCTAAATTTGCATCACTATCAAATAAAGCTATTTTAAAAGTGTGCCCACCTGAAGATTCAAAACTGTGCTTGCCTTGTAAAAGCTGTTGTTTAAAGCTTGAACATATTGCTGATGATATTGCCATAATTTATTCTCCTATTATGGTGAAGGCGATTCAATTTTAAATCTGACAGCTCCGTCAGTGTAGTCATCTCTTCGTCTTCTACCTGTTTGCTCAACTGCAAACTTCTGTATCTCTTGTTTATATTTATTTTCATACAAAGTCAACATGTCTATCGGGCCTTTTAAAAAGCCATATGCTTCTGATAAACAACAATATAATAGTCCATTTGGAAAATTAAGACTAATATAGTTAGTAGTATTACTAGATTCTAAAGTCGCTGGCATTTTATTAAAGTGAATTCTAGCTAGATAATTAGTATTAGGTGTAGGGGCTAAAAATATTCTACCTGATGTGGTGTCTGTGTCTCCAGTTGCACCTCCAAACATAGCATAATATTTAGGCCTTCCTTGAGCTGCTGCTGTTCCCGTTACATCTTGATATTCTTGTAAATAACTCATGTCTTTTTTTTCTAAAAAAACATTTGGTCCTGTTAAAACAGAACTAGAGTTATAAACTTGAATTGCTCTTATAAACAAACAACCCGCAGGGGCATTAATAGTTTCTTGTCCTGGAACTAAATTTACGGATTGTTGTTTTCTATCTGCATCAATAGGCACATCTCTCATTATTCTATATTGTGCGTTAAGAATTATGTTTTCTAAAATATCTGTTGTTAAAACATTAGAATCTACTTCCGTATAATTTCTAATTTGTGTAATTAGTGTATTGTAACTTATTCCTGCCATTATGCGGCTCCTGCTAGTTCTCTACAAATAGGACAGCTTTTTTTATATCTGTTATGTGTAGTGCATTTCCACTTTGGTTCTTCATGCACGGGTATTTCTGGCTCTGGAACTTTAGTGTAATATTCTATGTGTTCGTCCTCTGGACACTTACATTGTTTAATTTTAAATAATCCACAAATAAAATTTTTAATATGTTGTATCATGCTGTTACCGTTACTGGTCCTGCTGATGCAAAACCGCCTCCTCCAGACTCAGTTATACTAGATGTTGTAGCTGTTGCAAAGGTATATTTATCATCGTTTACTTTAGTAATTAAATAACCTGCAGCTAAATTTATTGTTGCCGCTGCAACTCCACCAACTGTTTCTGCATTTCTGAATCTAACTCGATCATTTGTTGATCTTCCATGGTCAGGTTCATCAACAGTTATAGTTGTAGATCCACTTGTTGTGGTAAATGGATTTAATGGTAAAAGTTTTGGAACAGCTGTTTCTGTTCTATCTGGTCTAACATTACGTAAAGATATAGAATCACCATTCATAGGTTTTGGTTCTAATTGTGGTTGCTTTGGTTCAAACTCCGATACATGAACAAACGCACCATTCCATTCTCTAACCATTTCTTTGTATGGAAACTCCATACCTGATCTATCAGATATTGCTCTTGCGTATTTACCTGTTGCGTATTTAGCCATTATTTTTTACTTTTTTTCTTTTTCTTTTTACCACCAGGTCCTAGAGGTTTATCAATGAGACCACCATATTTTTCACCTTTTCTCATCATGTCCGCTTTATCAGCCATCATGTCACTTAATCTATCCATAGCAATTTCATAAACTTTTATTTGCAATTTAGGTGATAAGTCATAAAATTCTTGACCGTAATCTTCTTGTGCTATTGCGTCTGCTATTGATTGTATTCTATCTTTGTCCATATTTATGCTCCTGGGTAGTATGCTTTTGGTGTTATGTGTGTGCTAGATGCAGAGCCATCTTCTGACAATGCTCTTTGAAACTCATCTTCATACACTAATTTCATTGGTTGTATTAGTTGTGGAACGTATTTTTGTGCAAGATAATAGGCTAATCCAGATACCATACAAGGCACAAATCTAAACGGAACATCAGTTGCATTAGTATAATCTCCTACATCTTGTATTCTTTTTATGAAATAAAAGTGCATATCTTTAGATGCATTAGTAGAATCTGGTGTTGGATAGATGTGTATTCTAACTTTATCAATAAATCTTTCTACCCAATATTGATTAGGTGTACCTTTTGATAATTTATTAGAAAAACCTGCGTATGTTGATCTATCAACTTTAGTCATTGGACTATCTGATTGATCTGTAGAAGTTCTATTTGATCTTAATTGTGCTTCAAGAACATCGGATATACCAAACACACTAGCAGGAGCTGTAGTAGTGGCACTCGTGCCATCATCACTTGATCTAAAAAAGTCATAATCTGACTGACCTTCTATTAAATCTAAGTTAGTTTCTCCTACTTCCCAATAGTGAATACCTCTATTACCCCACTCTTGAAACATTATATTTAATGTTCTACGAGCGTTTTTTAATTGATATCCCGCTACGTTTTGTAATCCTAATCTTTCAAAAGCCTCTTCTATTATTTCGTCAATAGCAAAAGTTTTATCAAACGTCGCTGTTCCTGAAGTAGTGTTAGCCATTTAAACCTCTAGCCAGTGTAACCAATGGTAACAGAATCTGTAGTAGTTAAATCTAAATATACTCCTGTCTCAAATCTAATACCATTTCCTGGAACATATATGTCTAAACCTTCACTACTAAATTTAGCTTGAAATTGTAAAGAACCACTTGTTCCTGTTCCATCATGTAATTTAACTAAACAGTTAGTTCCACCATGAGCTTGTATGTATGTAACTCTACAAGGCCCGATGTTAGTAGAACCACCAGTAATAGTTTTAAAATTTCCATCTGCTGTCAGTGTACTAAACTTCTGATCTGAACTCATATTTTCTCCTTAAAATTAAAATGTGGGGCCGAAGCCCCACACTAATTATCTATTAACTATCTGCAAAAGGTGTTGCTTCAGTACCTGTACCGATTAACACTGCTTCTACTAAATATACATTATCTTCAAGTGCAGTAATTGTAACTGTGCTACCTTTATCTCCACCTGTAGTTCCACCGTTCATGCTGATAACATCGTTAGATGCTGCTGGTGCAAATGTGCTGTTTGTGCCATCTGCAACGTTAACAACAGTTGCGTGACCAACAAATTTGTCAGTTCCATCTGTTTTAATATCGCAATCTGTAGAGTCTGTGCCTACAAAAAACTTGTAGACCGCACCTAAGTGACTGTTCACGTTAGGATCATTGTCTCCAGCTGATGCACCTTTGCTATCTGCTTTGATTGTTGGAAGTGTGATTGCACCATCTGCATCATTTATTTTAATAACTTTACCTGCGTGAGCAGCAAAAGTTAAAGTAGTTTCTGCTGTGATGTTTACAATCGAATCAGGTCCTGCAGTAACAAATCCTCTTTGAGATTTTACTGGTCCTGAAAATGTAGTTTGTGCCATAGTATTTATCCTCCTAGTTACGTTCATACAGTCTCTAGGCCGTCGACTATACTCGTCTGCATGAACTTATTTGTATAGTGATTAATTTATATAGTAGTTTTGATTAGAGCGCAAGAGGGCCTGCAATGTGGATTGGATTTTTCCAAC